CGACGCGGGACACGTCCAGGTAGAAGTAGTCGCCTTCCTCCCACAGGCCCAGGTGATTGCCTCTCTGGGAAAGCAATTCGTGGTGGGTGTCGATGTAGTGGTCGATGTCCTCGGGTGTCATCTCGGACTTGAGGATCTTGACCTCGGTGTCCTTGCGCGGCGCGTACGCGTAGCCGTCCGATGGTTGGTCGCCCTCAAGGTCAATTGTGATGCCGCCGTTGGCTTTTGCGGTGTCATAGATCGCCTTGTCCAGTGTCGGCCCGCGATGCTCGGTGCCCTCGGCTACATAGATCACCTTGTCGAGATCGCCGGACTTGGCGTCCTTCTCGGTTTGAACGAGCGGTGTTCCCTTGGTGATCGGCAGCGAGTCCCACATGGCCTGCATGTCATCGAGCATCTTGACGTAGCGGGCGTTCGTCATCGGGTCTACGCCCTTGTTGATGAGCGTCTGCTCCAATTTCCTTGACTTGTCATAGATTTCGTGCGCCCTGGCCTTAACTTGGACGCCGACCTTGGTGTTGACCTGCATCTCAAACTTGACACCCTGGTACTCGAAAGCCATGTTGCGGCCACGGTATCCGTGCAGCGGCACGCCTATCGGGTCTTTAATCGTCTTGGCCCCAAGGGATTCCAGCGCCTTGCGTAGCTCCGTACCGGCAGGCCAGTAGTTCGCGGCGCGCATGATGCCGGTGTAGCGTACGGCGTCCTTGATGTTGGCTGCGGCCTGCCGAATGTCGTTGTCGTCCACGGGTTCTCCGTTGGCGATGGTGATGGCCTCGGCTTGGATCTTGCGGTACAGCGACGGCCCTTCCTTGAGTTTGTGCGCCAGGCCCGACATGTGCCCGCCGTTGTGCTCGACTGAGGACTTGGCGGCTGCGGTGATGGCGGGCTCGACGGCTGCCGCCTTCTGGTATGTCTCGATGGCGAGTTGCTTTGCCAGGGCACGGTTCTCAGCAGTGAGGATGATCTTCCCGGCGGCGTTCTTGTCGCGGTTGTCTTCCTTGGCGAACTCCGCGTCGGTCCACGGTACCGGCGCTGCGGTGGCTTTCCGAAGTGCTTCTACCGCAGACTCTTTCATCGGCGCACGCAGCGCGGCGCGGGTGGCCTCGTCCGGTGTCGGCCAGTCCTTGCGGTACTCGTCAATCACCGCGTCGTGCAACGCCTTTGAGAAGCTGGGTGCGTCGTTGCCGCGAAGCTCTACGTCGGAGAACGCTTGGGCCACAGCCTCGCCGGGGTTGGGCAGGATGCGCCCGTGCTGGCCGGTGACCAGCGAGAGTTGGCCTGGCATGGCCTGATCCACCATGGAGTAGCCCGACACCTGGCGCTCGTCGTTGAGCCAGTCACTGAGCGCCTGCTCGTTGCGTTTGAGCCATGCTTCGCGAGCGTCGATGTTGCGCAACAGATCTCGGCTCTGGATCTTCAGTTCCGCGTGCGGGTCGATGGGGATCTCGGTGGGCATCGGCTCAGCGCGGCCGGAGCGGTTGAACAGGTCCACCATCATGCGCCCGACGTTGGGGTTGGTGCGCCGCCCGCCACGGTTGGACACGACATGTCCATATTCGTGATACACCAACTGCCGGTAGGGATCTGCTGCGGAGCCGGGGAAGAAGAACTTCGAACTCTCCGCGTACCGGAACTGCTGCGCGGCTTCCTCCGGTGTCTTGCGCATGAAGTCGGCGCTGATGATCAGGGACTCGCTGCGCCCGTCCAGCGCCGCGCCGCCGGATTTGCTTGCGTAGGCGGCTGTTTCGGCCAGCACGCCGGACGGTAGCTCACCGATGGCGACCTTGCCTATCTTCACGTCTGGGTACTTGGTCAGCATCTCGTCCACCGCCTGCAGGGTGCGGCGGCGGGCTTCAAGGTTGAATTGGCTTGACTCCCAAGACGATCCCCATGAGTCCACGACACCCTTGTGCTTGTCGGCCATGTAGCCCAGCAGGTCGTCTATCGAACCTCGTTGCCAGTCAGCGACTTTCACTGCGGGGCGCAGCGGTATGACGGGTGCCAGCTTCGGGGTTGGCCGTGGCCCAACGGTTTTCGTGATCGGCGGCATGGCATAGCGGCTGCCTATGCCGTGCCCCGGCGCGTAGATGGTGTCCACGTCGTGTTGCCGCCGGTACTGTTCCACCCTGGAACGGTTGCGCGCCAGGCGTTCCTCGTGCCGTGTTCCTGGCCCTGAGATGGTCGGTACGGGCCTAATGCCCCTCGGGTCGGGTAAATCCCCCGGCCCCCTGAATTTCTGTCCTGTCCAGACGATCACCGGGCCTAGCTCGCCGTGCTGCTCGATCTTGGTCAGGTTGTGGTAGGCCTCGGCTGGTGCGTCCTCGTCGGCCAGCGCGGTGATTTCCTTCTTCTGCTCCCCGATGTCCAAAAGCGTTTGCACGAAACCGATGTGGTGATACTTGGCCTTGTGCTCATCGAGGTCCGACTCATCGGCTAGCTCCACGTCGCACATGCAGTTGTCGTGGATCGCCATCAGGTCATCGGAGAAGTACACCTGGTCGGCCGCGATCTCGCATAGGGCGCAAGGCTTTTCGCTTGTGGTGACGCGCCGCCACGTCTTGATCGGTGCGCGGTTGACGGTCTGGTCCTCATCGAACGCCGAGTAGATGGTGCGGACCTTGGATAGTTGCAGGTCTGTATTGGCAAGTGTGCCAAGCCTTCTCAACTGTGCGGCGATGGACCGCTCCCGTATCGGCCGGGAGTACAGGTCCAGCTTGGAAACGCCGGGGCGCTCAAGGATGCCGGGGCCTGGTTCGAACGGCGTGAACTCGATGCCCAAATGCCTTGCGGCGTATAGCTGTGTGAGGTGGCTGCTCGTCTCTTGACCGGCGCGCACGATGCTCCCGGCGCGGGCTGCAGCCGCACGCGTGGGGCCTTCCAGCCGCCACGCCTGGTCTATGTGGTGTAGGACGAATCCCTGCAGCCGACGCCAATACCGTTGGTAGTCAGTGAGTTTGAGTTCGTTTTCCTCGGCGTCCTCCATGAGGTCGTTAAGCTGCTCGCGGGCCTCGTCCTCGTGCTCGCGGTGCTCACCGGCCTCGTCGGGTTCCGTTGCGGCACTTGATGAATCGTCGTCGTCATCGTCGTCGGCGTCGTCGTACTCGCCTGGCTCCGGCAAATCGCCTGCGGCGTACTCTGATTCGCTCAGTAGCTCGTCGGGGTCCAGGTCGGTGTGCGGGCGCTGGCTCAGCAGTTCCCCGGCGGTGCGTGGCCTGGCCACGGCTAGTCCGTAATAGGTGGCGGGTCAGGCGGTTTGGGGGCCTGTGGGTCGAGGATGTTGAGCATGTGGGTCAGCAGTGGCACCACCACCTCCTGCAGCCAACGTGCATCCTTGGCAGCCCTGTAGGCGAAAGCTGTTGCGGCAGAAGTGATTGCCGTCAGCACGCCTTGACAGACGAGCATAATGAGGACCGGCGTGCTCATCTGCGCCTGGCTGGCGGGTTGTTGTTCCCGATGCCTTGGGTGTTCTTACCGGCCGACCCGGCGCTCACGGCTTGGCGTGGGTTCGAATTGCGTTGCGAGGCAGTCGCTGTCGCGGCGACGTTGGCACCGGGTGCCTGGCGCGACGGGTTGAACTGCGGGCCGGAGGGCTGCGAGCCTGGTGACATGTTGTCTAGCTCGTGGCCCATGGCCTGTTGCACGGCGCGGTTGGGGTTGACCGGCCCGTACTTGACGCCGACATCGCCTGGCGGCGTGGGCGGTACGGCCGGGTTGCCCATGAACATCGCCGCCCGCATGGCCTCGTTCAGCTTGTCCAGTGCGTCCTGTGCGATCTGTTCTGGGCTGTACCCCAAGATGTTTCGGGCAATCGAGGGCCACGACTCACCGGCCGCGCTGGCTGCCTGAGCCGCCGCGTACATCTCCGCGATGGTCACCCGGTCAACCGGCTTGAACAGAACCTCAACCTTCTTGTCCTCGGTGTCTCCCTTGGACTTGTCGGGGCTCAGGTCCGCGCCCTCGGTGAGAAGCGCCAGACGCAAGCACTCTTCGATGCCCGCCTTGGCTTCGGCCAGGCGCTCGCCGCACTTGAAGATGTGCGCGTCCTTGGCCGCGTCGGCACCCTCTGCGGATTGATTTACGTTGTCCGGCATGAGGACCGGGAACGGCGTCGAGGTCATTGCTGACAACTGACGTATGTCATCTTTGCAGGCTGCGAGCATGGGAGTGATGTCGGTGGGCTGGCTCTCCCAGATGTCGATGCCTTCGGGCAGATCCCAGATCGCGCCGGGGGCTGGTTCGAACAGTGCGCCCCAGTCGATGACGTTGCCCTTCGCGTCATGCGTCGGCAGGCCACCTTTCATCGCCCGCTGCCGGAACGCTTGGATCGCCGCAGTTGTCAAGCGTTCCAAGATCTCTCGGTTGATCCGGTTGATGAGGTCGATGTGTGTTTCGAACTCGCCGCAGAAGATCGGGTTGTTGTACACCACGACCGGCGGCGGTTGGCCGGAGTCGTCTATCTCAGCGGCCGGGTACCACTCACCGATCAGACGCACCGGCAGGTAGTACATCATGTTGTTGGGCGGATTCGTTGGGGCGTTGAGGCTCAACAGGGTTCGCTTGAATTGCTGGCTGCTGTTGTTGCCCCACACCAGGGCGCGGTCCTCTTGCAGGTCGAGGTCGCGCCACCAGCGCACGGCTGCGCGAACCTTCCACGGCTGCAACGGGTTTACCGAAACCCCCATGGACTCAGGCGAATCCGCTGTGATCACCGAATTGCCGTCTTCGCCCTTCCACACGGTGAGGTAGGACTGCCTGAAAGTTAGCCCGTACCTTACCCATTCGCGAAAGACGCTGTTCATGCGGTTGCGGGTCCAGATGGCCTGAGCCTGCTTGGCTAGCTTGGAGTCGTTGGAGCCGTCCACCGTAATGCCGTTGGGGATAAGGCGATTCACCACAGACTCCACGATCAGCGAGCCCCAGTTGGTGCGCGATTCGCGCTGGAACTTCTGCCACGCTTCTTTGGTGTTCTGGCCCATCTCCGGTAGCGGGGCGTTGCCGTCCACGTAGCTGCGCAGCAATTCGATTCTGATCCAACCGAAATCGACCCTTCGCGTCAGCACGTTGAGCCAGTCGCGAGGTGTCATCTTCGCCGGATCGACGCCGATGTTCATCCCAGGCTGGATCTGGTTACCGTTGGTAGACAGTGACGCGTATGGCGCAGAAGGGCCGAATCCGGCGGCGGTCATGCGCTTACAGGTACTTCTCGACGGCGGTCAACACTGACGCCAGGGTCTGCAACGGGCCGACGAGAGACGGGTCCACCCACGCAGCTACCTTCTGCGCGGCCTCGTCAATCGAAAGCCCTTCCTGCACAAGCTTATCCACGGTCTGGGCGAGGTTGCCAAGGTTCGGCAGGGCCAAGCCCAGGTTGTCAGCTAGTTCTGGATTACCCACTGGTACAACACCTTTCATCTGATTCGACGCGGCATGCCGACCTTGGGTGTCGGCTCTGCTGCCTTGCGTCGGGCCTCAAGTGCTGCAGCCCAACTCAAGCATCCTGCCATAGCGAGGTCGTACTTATCTGCGAGCCTACCCTCCATGTGGCACATGATGTACAACGGCTTGCCCTGGTCATCGGTAATGTTCAGTTCCTTCTTGCCCGCATTTCCCATGTGCCGCAACATCATAGCAACACGTTCACGCGATCCGCCGATGCGACACGCGCCGGACTCCAACGCTTCCAGATAGGCCCTGATGGTGTAGGCCATACGGCGCTGCTGGTTAGTCCAGAACTCCACGACGCGATCTGGGTAAAGTGCTGCCCAGCTTGCCATTTCCTCTGTCCAGTACGGCGGGTCACCGAAGATCTTCCACATGTCGTATCGGAACACCACGTCGGCCAGCGTCTGGTGTACGTCGTGAACGTCCACCTCCCACTGCACATTTGGGTCCAGCATGGCCGGTCGCTCCCAGCAGCCCACCACTTGCTGTAATCCAGTTTTGATGTCGGTGATGACCATGCCGGTGGAGTCGGAGCGCCGCGACCCGTCGAAGCCCACGCCGACGAACGCACCGGCCGGAATCTCCACTCCCGGTTGGGAAGTCACGCGTTTGACATCGAACATGGCTGAGCCGGACTGCCGCCAGCGGTTGAGCCACACCCGCTCCCAGTAGGCGCGGTCTGCGCCCTCGCGGTCGTAATCCTCTGCGATGCGCTGGAATTGGCCTTTGCCCCACTCGCCCATCGGGCCGGTGGCGTCCGCGATGGCCGCGATGCGCTGCTCGGTCGTCTCTAGCGAATCATGTTCTGGCCCAGCCCATCTGGAAAAGAAGAAGAAGCGCGGCGACTTCTTCTCCCCCTTGTCGATCTTCTCGGCCTCGTGGCGCACATCCTCTTGCACGCTGCCCTGCCCGCTGGCACCGGCCGTGGAAGTGTATAGCGCCCAAGGCTCTTCAAGCTGGCGCTTGGACAGGTTCTGGATCATCGTCTCGTGCGCCTGGCGCTGCAGTTCCAGGTGCAGCCGGTGGGGCTCATCGAAGTGCTCGAAAGTTGTTCTGGCACCGTCTCTTGTGGCCGGGGCGTTCGAAACCGCCATGGCCTCACCGTCATTGGTGCCGTCATCACCCAGGCGCACGATGCGCTCAAGCCCAATGTCGAACTGCCAGTTGATCTCTGGGGAGTGCTCCAAGATCCACTTGAGCACACCGTAGGCCAGTTCCTGTACCTGTTCCTCGGCGGCTGCCATCATCGGAATGAACGGCGCGACAACGGGTCTGCCCACTGGGTGCCCGTCGTCGTCCCAGTAGTCGAAGCGGACCTGAGCGTCCTTGGACAGTTCGCACGCGGTGACCCAGGCGGCAAACTCCGTCTTGGCCTTGCCTTTTCGTAGCTCCCAGGCAACGCGGTCGAACAGGCGCATACCGGCCAGCGGGTGCTC